AGAAAAGAACGGCTGGTTCGTTGTCGTGTTAGTGACGCGGGCGACCTCGCGGAAGCCCTTCGCGTCGGAGTAGTAGCCGGTGCGGTAGATCCAGATTCCCGCCGTCGCACCGTTGATGCAGAAATGCACCGTCTCGCCGACGTTGACGGAGATTTCGCGGGCGAACCCCGCAGTACCGGAGCCGTCCTCATACCCGTGCATCTCGGTGAAGTTGTACGTGCTCGGGAGGGAGTTCTCGCCGACGATGTCGACGCTCACGGGGTCTCCTTGACGATGATGTCGAGCCCGTAGAACCTCGACGACGTTGTGTTGCCGCTGTAACGGCACCGCACGGCCTCTGAAGGCTGGCCGCCTGTCTCTGAGAGATACATTGCGGACCCGTCCTGGGCCTGTATCGCACTTGTGAGGTAGTTGTTGCTGAACAGGTAGTAGTTCCCGATCTTCGCCCCGATCATCATGCCATCGGTCTTGGTTCCATCAGTGTTGAACGGGATGGCGGGGAAGTTCCACGTCACCTCGTTCCAACCTTCAACGAGTGGGCCGATGGGTGTCTTGTTCTCGTCGAACGCGATAGTCACAGACCCGGAACCTACTTGTAGCCCACCCATCAGAGCGATGCTCTGTCGCGTAACGGCCAGGTGTCCCGACTGACCGATGAGCATACTTCCAGCGGGGATGAAGATGCGCCCTCCGTGGCAGTACCAGTTCTTGGCTGGTGATGCGGGTGCGAGGTAGAACGTGTGGGAGAACCACGCGCCGCCGTCGTTGTGCGACGTGATCGTTCCGCCACTAGGGGTGCTCGACCCGAAGACCGTGTGTGTGACGACGACTGCCGCGCCGACGTTCCCGGTGTACGTCTTGTCGTTGAACCCCTGGATGTTCGTGGCGCGCACCGTCAGCGAGTACGCACCCGTCGCGGTGGGCGTCCCCGACAGGGTGCCACTGCTGGTGTTGAGGGCGATCCCTGGGATGCCGCCGCTGATGATGCCCCAGGTGATCGGTGTCGTTCCCGTGGCGGACAGCGTCTGGGAGAACGCGGTGTTCTGTGACAGCGTGTTCAGGGTCGCCGTGGTGATCGTCGGGGCCACAGCGGCGGACACCACAGCCCCGGTGTACAACTGCTGATCGGAGCCTGCGCTGTTCGTCGCGGTGATCGTGAAGTTGTAGGCCCCTGCTGTCGTGGGGGTCCCTGACAGCACGCCCGTGTTGGAGGTGAGCAGGATTCCGGCAGGAAGAGAGCCGGAACTCAACGTCCAGGTGAGCGGAACCGTACCTGTCGCGGACAACGTCTGGCTGAACACTGTGCCCACCGTCAGGGTGTTCAGCGCCGTGGTGGTGATGGTGGGGGCGATGGAGGATGCCGAGATGGTTCCAGAGAACGCCTGGTCGTCGAAGCCTCCGCTGTTCGTGGCGCGGACGGTGAAGTTGTACGCCCCCGCTCCCGAAGGCGTACCGGACAGCACACCCGCACTGCTCAGCGTCAGGCCACCAGGGATGGTGCCGCTGGCGATTGCGTAGGTGATCGGAGTGGTTCCGGATGCGCTGAGCGTCTGGCTGAACGCCGAACCCTGGTTCATCGGGTCCAGCGACGTCGTGACGATGGTGGGGGCGACCGCAGACGCAGTCACGCTTCCGGTGTACGCCTGGGTGGCGGCACCCGCCGCGTTGCTGGCGGTGACGGTGAAGTTGTAGGCACCCGCAGAGATTGGCGTCCCCGACAGCAGGCCACTGCTGGAGAGCACCATTCCGGTGGGGAGCGCCCCGGAGGTGACTGTCCAGGTGATGGGAGTGTCTCCGTTCGCGGAGAGTTGCTGGGAGAACGGCGCGTTCACGGTCAGCGTGTTCAGCGCACTGGTGGCGATGGTCGGAGCGACCGGGACGACCGGCCCACCCGGACCTGCCTTGAACCAGACGTCCTTCTGCGTCATGGCAGGGGGGCGCGTGGTCCCGCCGATCCAGAGCACGGTGCCGCCCGCAGGCCCTGGGCGCACCTCGGACCCGGTGACGATGTAGACGTACCGGGCGTAGATCGCGGACAGTTCACCGGAGACCTCGGAGCCCGGCAGGCTGACGAGTTCCGCGAAAATCTCGTCTATCTCCTCGCTGGAGATGGTGTGCGGGGGGTCGCTGGAGTCCCAGTCCTCCGCAGGGAGACCGCCCTCTGCTGTCCGGAACGCGATGAGGGTGGTGATGAGGTCGCTCAGGTACTCGACGTAGAACAGCATCTCTGCGCCCACGCCGTCCCGATAGGAGAGCGTCACGTCGTTGTGGAAGACCTGGCTGTTCTTCCAGCCCTGGAAGTAGGTGCCGCGCACCAGGACATCCAGTTCGGCGACCTGGATGGCGGACAGCGTGCTGATGCAGTCCGACAGGTAGGCGAGCGGGAACACCGCGTTGTAGTCGGAGGTGCCGAGCATGGTGACTCGGTACTGAATTGCCTCGCTGACCTCGCCCTTCTCCACCTGCCAGACCACTCCGGTGACCTGACTCATGGCCTCGACCCCCAGAACGACCGTTCCAGGTCGGCGAGGGAGCCCGTCGCCCCGGTCTGTGCCTTGTAGTAGGCGTACTGGTGGTCAGGAAGCGTGAACGCCTCCTTGGGCGTCAGCCCCGACAGGTTCGAGAAGTAGACCCACTGCTCATCGCCGTAGGCGAACTGGCGACGGTCTTCGAGTGATCCGGTGCCGCCGAGGGTTCCGAGGTACAGACCCTCCAGGTCGTCGTTGCTGAGGGCCGCGATTTGGTCAGGCGTAAGCGCCACGATTGCTCCTCACGGTGGAGGAGGGTGCCCAGGCCGTGGGGTGGCCTTGGGGAGCCGGAAGGACCTGGGCACCCACCTACGTCACGGACTCAGCCTTCGATGATGTCCGTGATCTTGCCGTGGGTGTTGCGACGGTCGGTGCCGAGTTCGTGACGCTCCACGAGCCGGGCGTACCAGGCGTCGTAGTCGCCGGTCGCGTCGCGAACCTGCTTGAACATCGACCCGTCACGGTCGAGCCAGTTCCACTCCTCATCGCGGTAGAAGGTGAGCGCCTTCTCGTTGATGTACCACTGAGTGTTGAGCGGTGCGTCCACGTCGGCGACAGCGGGAATCTCGCCGTCGTCGGTCGTGAAGGAGAGCCCGGAGAACCCGCCGTCGAACTTCGTGTCGTTGACGATGGTGCGAAGCTGGCTGAGCAGGTTGAAGTACGCGCGCCGCACACCGAGCGACTGGAAGATGACCGTGGTCTCTCCACCGCGAGTGCGGATGCGGTCAGCCATCCGGATCATCAGACCCTCAGACAGCGCTCGCGGCGTGCCGCCGTTGCTGTCCACCTCGGAGGTCCATTCCGGCTCCGTGGTCGGGTTGATGTTGTAGAGCACGCCCGTGTTGTCCACGATGGACGCGAGGCCGGTGATTTCCTTCGAGAGCGAGCCGGTGCGCACCAGGATCTGACCGACGACCGTGGTGACAGCGGCACCCGACAGGGTGACCGTGTTGGCACCGGACGCGAGGCTGATCGCGGTGACCGTGCGTCCGGTCTGAGCGACCGTCGAGGGCAGGGTAACGAGGTCGACGACCTCACCGATCTGCACGAGACGGGCGTCTGAGACAGGGACCGTGGTGGACGTGACGACAGCCGACACGGTGGCGACCGCACCGGAGCCGGTGCCGTACACCTGGCGGTTCATGTCCTTCTTCAGGTCGACGCGGAGGCGCTCGATTTCCTCGTCGAGGGACTTGGCGAACGCCTGCTCGTCCTTCTTCGCCTGGTCGATGGCCTGGCCGGTGATCTGGAAGCCGCCGTAGGCGTGCTTCAGGCCGACACGAGCCGCCGCGTAGCCCTGCTGGCCCGGAACGGGGAGCGGGTCCATCTCGTTTCGCGATCCGATGCCCGTGTTGCGGCGGACGTGGATCGGGAACGTGACGTACTTGCCGGGGAGGTCGGACGAGATGCCCGACCCGGAGCGCTGGATGCGCTTCAGCGTGGTGATGGAGTCGTTGAGTTGACGCCGGATCTTTCCGGTGTAGACCTCTTTGAGGTATGCGTCAATGGACGCGAGAGTTGCGGCCACGGGGCCATTCCCTTCGGGAACATGACCCGCTGACTAGGACGCCTGGTTCTCCTTGCGGAGAAGGTCTGCCAGGTAGTTCTGGCTCTCCTGTCGGGAGAACTCTTCCGGTTTCTTGGCCGGATTGCCTGTAGGGGCTGAGCCTCCGACACCGGGGAGCCGAGGTGCCGAGTCGTTGGGTCGGGGACGAGTGAGGAGGGTGTTGCGCTCCTGCGAGACCTCGTCGTACACCTCTCGAAGTGACTTCTGCACGTCCGCTCGGGCGTACAGGTGAGCCCGCTGAAGGACGACTTTGAGGTCTTCCTGAGCCAGGTTCGTCGAGTTCTGGAGGTCGTTCAGTTCCTTCTGGAGAGACACCGATGCCTGTTCATTCAGCCGAGCCTGCTCGGCCTCCTGCCACTGCTGTTCCTGGAACGCGAGGATGCGCTCGTTCTGCTCTCGCAGTTCGGCGATCTGCTTGTCCCGAGGGTCTGATTCGTCCCAGTCGTCCTCAGCGTCGTCGGCTTGCGCCTGCGCCTGTGCGGCTTCCTGGATCATGCCCTGTGAACGGAGGTGCTCTGCCAGTTGGTTGTAGAACGCAACTGGGTCCTGCTGAATGCGCTGGAGCGATGCGAAAGCCTGGCCCACCTGATCCGGGGTTACCCCCTGGTCGGCGAACTGCTTCCACGGCTCGTACTTGGAGTTGACCTCGGTGATCCGCTTGTTGGCGGCGTCATCGAACTCCTTCAGGTATTTCGTCGCCTTGTGGTAGGCGAAGTCACCCAGTTCCTCCTTCAGCGGGGCCCACGCGGGGTGCCCGTCCGACTGCGGCTCTGCGGGTGCTTCCTGCTGGCTGTTCTCAACGGGAGCTTCGGACGCCTCCGAAACCTCTCCTGAGTCCTGGCCTTCCTCACCAAACACGTATACCTCTCCGCTGTACCTCAAAGGCCCTGGCAAAACTCAGAATACACACCAAACGCCCTGGGTGGGATACCCAGGGCGTGGTGTCGTAGATCAGGTCGGGTTGACGACGACGAGACCCGCGAGTCGCGCGGCGTACTCCATGTCGTTGTTCAGCATCCCGTCCAACCGTGCGGCGGTGAAGTAGGTGCCGTTGTACGCCGTGAGGGCAGTCCGAAGCGAACTGATCCTCGGCGACTTCACCTTCTTGTACACCATCTGCGGAGTTACGTCGTAGTAGACGTCGTGGTTTGCCATGTCAGAATCCTCCTTCTTCGGGAGGAGGACCACCCTGCTCCTCGCCGCCCATGCTACCGCCGTCAGGCGGTCCCTGCTGGGAAGCCATCAGCATCTGGTTGGTCTGCGCCTGCTGGCCTGCCATCTCGGTGTGGATCTGGACGTGCATCTCGAACTGCTTCTTCACCGCGTCCGACAGGATTTCGTACTCCGGGGTCATCCGGAAGCGGTTGTGCGTGTCGATGTGCATGGCGTGGACGTCGAAGTCGTCGACCTGCACGACAGGGGGCACCATCTGCTGGACCTGCGCGGCCATCTCCGGGTCCTGCTGACCGATCATCGACAGCACCTCGGTGGGCGGCGGCATCATCGGGTCGGCGGGGTCGTAGGGCGGGCCACCGGTCTGCGGGATCATCTCCGACAGGATCTTGCCGATGTACTCGTCGTCGTTCGCCATGATGTCGGCCTCCTGGAGGCGCTTCATCTTGATGTTCTCGCGCTGTGCTTTCTTCTCGGCGGCGCTCATCACGTCCAGGATCTTCTGCGCCCCGCCGACCTCCATCATGTGCAGAGCCATGTTCGGGTCCGGGAGCATCCCTACGCTGAACATCTCCATGATGGTGGCCCGCTTCGCGGCCATGCTCTGACCGATAGCAGAGCCGGGTTCAACCCGGATATCGGTGCCACCTGCGATGTCGGCTCCGGACAGCATCTCCAGGTCGTAGGCGCTGTCCAGACCGATGGTCTTGATCTGTCGGGGCACATCCACGAACTCCTGGAACAGGGCGAGCGTCTGGATGGCGATGCGCTCGAAGCCATCCTCGACGTTCTGGTACTGCGGGGTGAGGAACTGGTCGTCCTTCTCCTGGAGGAAGGAGATGGCGGTGCCTGCGGTCACGCCGGGAGGGGCGTCGCCACGGCTCACCGCGTGCTGGCCGCTGATGTCCTCGAAGTCCATCAGGATGTTCTCGCTCTGCCGGACGTACCAGTCGGGCAGGACCGGCATCGACATCGGCACTGGGGGCTGGAAGCCCTGGTTGTACATCAGGATCTGGCCGGGCTCGTTCGTCCACTTCGATGGGTCGATGGACCCCTTCTGCGCGGCGAAGAACGGGCGGGCGGTGCGCTTCCCGGCGATGCTGATTTCGGTGCGCAGGTCGTTGTACTCCCGCTGGAGCGGGTTCAGGTCCACCAGGGGGCTGTCGGAGAAGAAGGTGTCCCCCGACAGGTGGTCGAACTTGGTGAAGCAGAACTCGTTGTGCTTGTACGGCAGGCCCTTCTTGGAGATGGCCACCAGGGTGTTCTCCACGATCACCAGGAAGCCGCCCTCAGGCAACTGGGTGGTCATGTGCGGGCGCACCCAGATTTCGTAGATGACCACGCTGTCCAGGTCGGTGCGCGGCGACTGTTGCATGTTCAGGTAGGCGTCGTCCAGCAGGCTGTTCGCCGCGATGGTGGATGGGGCGAGTTCGGCGTCCTGGAGTTCCTTCGCCCAGAACGACTTCGCCCATTGCAGGTTCTTCACCTGGACGTGCATCACGTAGGGCTGGTCGTCCAGTTCCATCTCGCGCAGGTCGGGCACGAAGATGTGGAACGGCGTGACGTTCCGGTAGACGATGTCGCCAGGCTGACCCGAGTAGCGGTCGAACGTGGTGGGGTCCCACCATGTCTTCAGGAAGCCCGACCCAGCGAGGATCATCCAGTAGAGGGACTTGCTGTACTCCCGGCGAAGACTGCGCCTGGAGGCGTAGGACTCCCAGACCTGCTCTGCGGCCTTGGCGCTACGGCCATCCTCGTCTTCACCAGTGGCCGGTACAGCCTCCACGGTGGGGAGCGTCGAAAGGAACTTCGACTGCTCACTCCGGACGAAAGACCGGAGCCGGTTGATGGTGCGCTTGTTCTGCTGGTAGTACTTCGGGCCGGTCTGGGCCACGAGCTTCCCGGCAACGGATTCGGGGAGCGCACGCCCCAGGGTGTCGATCCACTGGTGCCCGTAGACCATCGACAGGTTGACGTACCACTGTCGCTGTTTCGGGGCCTTCGCCGACTTGCATCTGCTGAACTCGTCCAGCGCCCACTTCACCAGGGCGCGGCCCTCTTCCGTCTGCCGAAACGCCACGACGTCGATCTGCTCGGGCAGGACGACGGGGCTGTCTAGACTGGTAGCGCCTGGCTTCGGCGGAACCTCAGTAGGGGGCGATTCCGGGGAAGAGGTCGCTGAGGGCGGCACGTTCTTCGGCATTCAGTTCCTCCTCGACCGACCCTCGCTCGCCATCGCGCTCATGGATGCGCTCGGTCTCAGCCTCCATCGAGGGATTGAAGTCATCGTACTGCGGGGAGTACCCCATCGCCTGGACTGCTTGAAACGCCAGCGGGTCCTTCGTCGACAGCAGGGTGGCCATCTTGTCCATCAGGGCGACCTGAGCCAGCGAGACCTCTCGTTCGTGCTCAGACCGCTTGGTGCTTGCTCTCAGAATCAGCAAGGTCGTGAAGCAGATCACGGACACGGTCAAGATCAGCGACGAGGTCCACAAGACCACGTCCAGTAGCGGACTCGATGCCATCTGTGAGCCCTCGGCGATATGCGGCATTGATGCCCTCCTCTGTCGGCGCGGCGGTGATCCCCGCCAGATCTGCCATGTGTCGAAGCGTGGACACGCTGATGTAGATGCGGTCCAGCCCACGACCGGATGCCGCAGGGGCGTCCCGACCGGTGTCGATGAACGGGCCGACGCTGGAGCGCGTCAGGTAGTCCACGCCAGGGGTCTTATCTGGGGCGTTGATAAGGCGGAAGTTGCTCATCCGTAGAACTCCATCTCGTACTCTTCGACCGCCTGAGTATCCCACGATCCAGGAGAAGGTGTGCGGTTCAGTTCCATGATCTGCTCGAACGACAGGGTGATCGGTGAGCCGTCCGGGTTCCGAGTGGACACCTCAGGCTTCAGGTCCGGCATCAGGCTGGCCAGGTAGCGCATCGAGTCGAAACCGTGGTCGTCCTTCTTGTGCACCACCTCCTGCTTGTTCATCTCGTACTGCTTCTTCTGGGACTCGTACTCGGCCCAGCGGAGCTTCTTCAGTTCCCGGAGCAGGTTCACGCAGTTCGGGCTGATGACCCAGCGGGCCATGTTCGGACCCCAGGGTCCGTCCTCCAGCACCCGGAAGTACTGTTGCATCTTCTCGATGCCGACCATCACCTCTTTCGGCACCTCGGTGCCGATGTAGATTTCGTGGCCGCTGTACGCCGCGATCACCGACATGCCGGTGTTCATCTGCTTCTGGTTGCCAGCCGGGTCGCCGACCCGCACGTCCGGTCTGCGCCGCCATTCCCGCTCCCGCTGGTTCACGATGGCGGCGTGCTCGTCGGTGGTCATCTGGCTGGCATAGTGTTCAGCGAACGTGATGACTCTGCCGTCCGGGGACGCCGCGTGCCACAGCCAGGCTGTCGGGTTCGCCCAGCCGAAGTCGGTGGAGGAGTACCAGGTCCATTCGCGGGGTGGTTGGAAGTGTTCGGGCAAGACGTGCGTCGCCTTCGACCAGTTCGGGAACACCAGACCGGAGCGGGCGACAAACGCACCTTCCTCGCGAATGGACCTCTCCTCAGCCGACATGCCCACGTAGTAGGGCCCACGTTCCTCTTTCGAGGTCAGCAGGTACGGGTTGTCGTCCTGGGCCAACTGGTGCCCGGACACGTAGTCGATTTCGCCCGAGATGGCGGGCTCCCAGAGCAGGTCGAACGTCCAGGTCATGCCGTTCACCGGGGTGGCTGAGATGACCCAGAATCCCTTGTAGTCCAGGAGGCGCATCAGGTTCTCGTTGAAGATGTCCTGCGGCGGCTCCTCGTCGAAGTACACCGCGTGGAGCGGCACACCACCGTGCTTGTCCAGCGTCATCTGCCAGGTGAGGAACTGGATGGTGGAGCCGTTGGAGAAGGTGAAGGTGAGGGTGCGGTTGTCCCAGGACCGCTCGAACGAGCCGTCGATCAGCATGGACGTGGCGCACCAACGCCGCAGTTTGGGCAGGATGATGCCCTCGACGCCCTTCACGATGTCGATCACCACGAAGCGGAGTTGCACGCCCCCGGTGCCCCACTCGGGCGGGCGCTTGCGGAACGGGTGAATGTTCATCGCCGTCCAGATCGCGTCGCACACGGCGGCGTCCGTCTTGCCGACACGGTTGGCCCCGGCCAGGTAGCGCCCCGCGCACTGACTCGCATGGAAGATTTCCTGCTTCGGGTACGGCTTGTAGCCGAGGATGTTCTTCCGGTTCAGCGTGGTGCTGAGTTCTTCTCGGGCTACCCCGAGGAGTTCGGTGAGGGAGAGCGACTTCTCGACAGCCATCAGGGGCTCGACGAATCACTGGCCCCGAGCGCGACCAGGATGGCGTTCACCGACAGCCTCCAGGTGTCGGATGCCCGCGACCCGCTGATCGTGTAGCCCCGGAGCAGGGAGCCGAGGTGGCTGTGGTCACCCGGTGCCGCCTGATGCCTGCCGGGCCCGAGGGTGTGGTGGATCGCCTCATCGCGGCTGTCGGTGTCCGCGAAGGTGTGGAACTCGGAGACCTGCTCAGCGGTCGGCTTCGCGCCGAGTTTCGACAGGTCAGCCTCGCCCTTGTCTGCCATCAGGCTATCGCCGTGAGTTTGAACCAGCCGAACCAGGGGCCGAGTTCAGGGCTGGACAGATAGAACGTGACCCCGTCGAACGTCTGTGCGTCAGCGCCAGCGACGAGCCCTGCGAAGTGGGCGATGTCATTCGAGTAGCCGTCCATGCCCAGGATGACCTTCTGCGTGTACTGGGCGGTGTCGCCATTCGCGGGATTGTTCAGTTCTATCCAGCCGAAGTGCCCTGGCCGAGCGGTTGCAGCGATACCGAACGCCCCGTTGTTCGACGTGTGCGCGGTGACCAGGGTGTTGTCCGTGTTGTTGTACGTGACCTGATACCCGTAGTTGAGCCCCGCGTAGTCCACGCCCGCATTGCGGAACCGCAACTGACTGCCATTGGGGGTCCCGGAGTAGTACTGGTAGTCGAGCCGATACCTCCGGTACTTCGCGCTGAACACGCCGTTGAAACTGATTGCCTTGGAGCCCGCGTCGGCGACCACCACACCTGTGCTGGGCTGGAGGGTGCCCCCGGTGACCGACGTCGGTCGGATGACCATACTTCCCGGCTGGTTCAGCACCCAGTTCGATCCGTCGTAGCGCCACAGGGCTTTTCCGGCGTCCGACTCCTGGTACTCGTCACCCAGTTTCATGCCAGTCACGCTGGAGATACCTGCGGCGAGCCCGTAGAACTGCTGGTTGCGGGAGGTCTGCACGCCGACAGTCCCTGCGAACGTGTCCAGCTTCACGAAGTTCTGGTTGAGGGGGTCGATGTCGGCGACCTCATCGGGCGTGTACGTCCCGGTGGACCCGCCACCCGGCAGGTACAGGTTCAGGTTCGGGGTGGTGCCTGCCATGTCAGTCTCCCTTGCTCACTGTGCTCAGGATACTCAGCGACGTCATCTTCGACTCGACTCCTTGCAGGATCTTCCGCTGGGTCTCCTCGTCGGCGTGTTGCATCACCAGTTCCACGATGGTGGTCACGACAGCCCGCGCGTTCTGCACTTCGATGCTGGCGGGGTCGTATCGGCCCGTCATCTTCAGGCCGAACTCGATGGCCCGCTGGTCGCCGTCGTCGATGTTCGACACCAGGCGGGTGAGTGCGGCGGGCACCACGTCGGCCACATTCTGCTCGGCCCGCTCGTGGTACAGCTTCGAGAACAGCGGCTGTCGCATCCAGGCCCGGAACTGCGCCATCGGCACGCCGATGTCACCCAGCCTCCGGGACATCGCCCGCTTGTCGGTGAAGTCGCTCAGCACGGTCAGCGCGAACGCCTGCTGTTCGGTCAGCCCGGACTCGCGCTCCATCTGGATGCCACGTCGCTCGCACGCGACAGCGAACTCAGGCGTCGCCATCACCCGCCCGTAGGTGGGGAGCGGGATCGCCGTGTTGTACCGGTGCGCCTGCTTCGGTGTGGGGTAGATGCCTGTCGAGTTCCAGTGCAGGTCCGTAGACGTGAGAACGCCCCGAAAGGTCTCTGGAGAGAACCCCTTCGGGACGTTCTGCATCTGCACCCGGCCATCCGTGTTCCGGATCACCAGGTTGCGGCCCTGAATCTCGAAGGCTACAGGTTCATCTTCTTCCGGAACTTCTTCATCCGGTTCTTCTCCGCCAAACTGAACCATAGGCCCAAGGACCTTACGGCCACGAACATCACCAGTCCCAGCCACAGTTGGTCTCCGATCCGAAGAATCTCAGGTTCAGGCGGCATCGAAGTAGGCCCGATGCGTCCGCTCCAGGTTATCCACCTGTCCCCAGCCGGTGCCCTCCAGCGCCTCCCGCAGAGCAGTCGGCATCGTAGGGGTAGCTGTGTACCTGCTCACCACCAGGTCACGCACCCGCAGAGTCCTGGCGATCTTCGCCACCGACCCGTACTGCTCGATCACCCGCTCCCACGGCGACAGGCCCTCGGGCTGAAGCGGAATCTCCCCCAGATCCACTTCAGCCCGCTGGTCTACCCGCCACTGCTCCCACGCCTGGGCGAGGTCCGGCTGACCGTACTTCTCTTCGATCAGCCGATCCACCGACAGCCCCCGTTCGGTGGCCTCGATGTCGAACGCGGACAGCAGGGTCGGCCCCAGGCTATCCTTCCGGCCCTGCGCCGCGAGAAGCAGATGGTTCGCCCCGAAGCCGTACTTCACGGTCATGTCGAGCCGCGTCATCCCGAACTGCTGGATCAGGAAGTCAACGGGATTCTGGTTCAGCATTCTCTTCCTCCGACAGCAGGTCGTTCAGCCCGATGGCGAGCCGGGACAGACTCACCTGGTCCGCCGTGGAGTTCGCCCGCTTGGACAACTCCAGCAGTCCCACCACCACCAGTCCCACCTGCGACAGGCTGAAGGTGATGGTCACCGTCCGCTCCTCGGGCTCGGGCTTCCAGTGCGGCCCGTCCTCTGCTCGCATCCCGTCAGTCATCGAGTGGGTCCCTTACGTCCCGGTAGAAGGCTCGGATCGCCCCGTTCGTCGCCGACCGGAAGAACCGGTCCACGGTGTCGAACAGAATCCACTGCCCCTCTTCCACCTTCTCCACCCCGCTCACAGCATGGATGTAGAAGCTGTCCTTCGACAGCACCACGGTCCCCTCAGGGGTGCGGTCCTGCACCCACTGCCGGATCGCCTCCCGCTCCTGGGCATCCCCCCGGAACCGCACCGCCTCCAGATTGCGCGGAATCAGCTCGATGGTGCGGATTCTCAATGCCATTAGTCGTCCGCCGCCATCACCTGCGCGAACTGCCGCAGATCCTCCAGCGTCCCTGTCACGCACACCCGCAGGATGCCCTCTTCCGCCTGATCCTCATCGGCACGAATCTCGGTGCGGGCCTCATCGGCCCGAACCGTCGACAGCACGAACCCCTTCAGAACGCTCATGTCGTCCTCATCGAGGCTGTGGATCAGGTCATCGAATGCTTTGCTCATGGGGATACCCTAGCACCCCCACGGGATAGTCGCCACTCGACCGCTACTTCTTCTTGGCGAACTCCTTCTTCTGCGCCGCCGCCGCCTTCTCCAGTTGGTCGACCAGATCCGACAGTTCCCCGACGTCCTGCGCCAGGATCACGACAGGCTCCTCGCCGATGTACCCGCGCACGGCGATCTTCAGAAGCGTCCGCCCCGAGTAGTTGGACACGGTCGCCTGAAGGTTCTCGGTCTGGGCACTGAGCGGTGCGGGCTGACCGGTGTCCTGATCGGTCAGGTCCACATCAGTCAGATCCGACAGGGGGGAAGTCTTCTTTGTCCCCCTGCCGAAGGGGTTGGTCTTCTTCTCGGGGGTGGTTGCGGTTTCGGGTTCGGTCTTTTCGGGGGTAGTGGGCTCTTCGGCCTTGGTGTCAGTCATGGTGTGACGGTACCAGGAAGAAGGGGTAGCCGGGAGGTCTTGACTTCCGATCCCACACAGGGTGGGGCTATCAGGGGGTAGTCACGCTTCTCTCGAATCCGACCCGCAAGAGGGTGTATCGAATGGACGGATGACGAGCGATACAAGATGTACTTGACTATCCCCAGGTCGAACACACCGCTTCGATCACACACCCACCGCCTGAAAGGCACATCATGTCCTACCTCGACCTCATCATCCTCGCCCTCGCCTTCGTGTGCGTCGCCGTCCCCCTGTGCATCGGCATCGTCATGCTCGTCGAGATGCGTCACTCGCTCGACGACGCCGTGTCCGACTACTGGCACAACCGGGTCATCCCCATCGAGCCCGAGCCCACGCGCTACGCCGTCGACCTGTACGACTGGGAAGACGAGGACGAGTGGAACGAGCGCATCCCGGAGTTCTTCATCCTCGGCGGTCACCTGGTCTTCGCGGTCAAGTCCGACCACTACCTGCCGATCCACGACGGACTCGGCCACGCGGCAGGGCCGTTCTCA